CAAAGACATAGCTATCGCAGTCTTGTTTCGTACCGTGTGCCGCCACAGAACAATCGTAGTTAGGTGAAGGGGTTGTGTTGCACCGCTTAGTCTTTACGTCAACACGTCGGTTTCCTACCATCAAGTCAAAGTCCTTGCTGTTGGCTTCGATACCGCCAGTGTAATCCTGTACGATAATTTCACCAATAGCACCGACAACATTGGATAGGCTACCAGTTATGCTGCCCTGTAGTACCCCTACAGAGGCGGCTTTCTTTTTGGCACGGGCAATGATGCTAGGAGTTATTTTTATTTGTATCATCTTCTTCTCTGGGTAAATAGACTAAAACAAACGAGCCGCAGTTGGCACAACTAAGGTTGGTGACCATAGAATGATCTGGATCATCATCCGTATCATGGTCACCGCCCCAAGTCAAGTTGTAACTACAATGCCAACAGTTCATGCCGCGTTCAAATCCACTACTTCACACACACCAGCAGTACATGCCAGTTCTCTAGATCCAGTAGTGTTATCCTCTTTTTCAAACTCTGTCAACTTGTTCCAGTCGATAACAACGTCCTTGTACTGTTCGCGCCATTCTAGGTATTCATCGGGTTCGATGTCCTGATACGGGGCTTGTTGATATGTGTGATCGCTGTGAGGCAAGAACGATACCCCTGACGCCACGTCAAAGTTTTCATATACCCACGCACCAACTTCCATCCACTCGTTTTCTTTTACCGTAACGGTGATAGAAGGCTTATGTTCGCACCAGTGAATTGCGTACGTCTTCCACAGTTCTAGCTGTTGAATAGCTGTCATCTGTGTGCGTGTCACTGCCCCCTCTGGTGACTTCATAGCAAACGAGAACACGGTAACACTATCAGGCTTCATCATGTCACGCTCGTTGTGCAGTCCCTGCTCAATAAGGAACTGTGTCAAGGGGTCTTTGTTATCACCACGAACTGTACGGATGTAGTAATCGTTGTGCCGTGCGTGAATACCACTAGCTGCGTCCACGAGTTGAGATACAGTACCCGATGGCTTTACACAGGTGATTGCTGCACTCTGTGGTATTCCAAGCATAAGGGCAAATTTCTCGTTCGTATCGACTGCCTCTTGTCGCATTTCTTCTAGCCAACGCTTGCTGTCTACGTTCTTTGAAAGCACGGGATGATCCATGATACCAGTCAAGGATACGCCTAACAAACGCTCTTCCTCTGTGTTGTCCTTCCATATCTTCCTCAAATATTTAAAGTCCGTCAAGGTAGATTGTAAAGTTCCCAAGATAGTTGCAAGACGAACCTTACGCTTGAGATCATCCAACGAGTCGGCTTCACGAACCACAACCTCTGACAAGTTACAGAACTGATAGCCACGCAAGATAATCTCAGAACACGGGTTGGTTCCCCACATGTGGCCTTGCTCACGGCGTCCGTTACGACCGACTTGCTTGTCTGCCGCCTCACGGTTGAACATACCCCGCTCACCAGACTTGCTGTCGTACAAGGCAAGCCACTCACGCATAAACGTACCCATCTCTGGCTTTGTTTTATACGCTACAGAGTTGTTTGCCAGTGCACGTTGTCCTTCGTTTTCCCACCACATGCCTGATTTAGCGTGTGCCATTTGATCGTCGTTTAGGTTAGATAAACTAATTAGTGCAGAACGACGTACGCCGCCTACAACTACAACCTCGCCTATCTTACACATGATGTCGTGGCATTCGATAGGAAACAACCGACGCCCTTTAGCTTTCTTGAATATACTAACAGTAAAATCAAATAGGTCTAACAGCGGCTGTGGTCCGCTTGCACGTCCCCCCATCACTTTCAAACGTGCCCCTGCTCCCCGTATAGCAGACACATCCCATGTAGGAATCTGTCCCGCATATAGCAAAGCAATAAGTTCACGCAAAGCTTTTGCCCATCCCGGCTTACTGTCAGCTACTGAAATAACGATGTCAGAACGACCAAAATTATCGGATACAACAGGTAATCTATCCACATTTTCTCTCTCCACACTAAACCCAACACCAGTACCACACATCAAAATATACATGCATTCATCAAACGCACGTGGGCTATCAACAGGAATGTAGCTACAATTATAGCCACAGATATTGTCACGAGCAAGAGCCGGACCTGCTGTCATCATTGCTCTCATAGATGGCATGACATCAAGACTCAAAATACCTTCACGCAAATCGTCGGTTACCTTCTTGTCTAGCTTAACGCCGCACTTGCCCTGAATCTGGTTTTCCATGAAACCGACGTATCGATCCACAGTCTCGTCCCAGTTTTCACGGCGTTGTTCATCGTCTAGCCAACGTGCATAGCGTGACTTGTGAATGAATTGTTGATATGATGTTGGTAGCATGTTGCTCATGTCTTATTCCTTCTCTGTTGTTTCGATCAGTTTGTTGAGGTACCACTGGGCTTTTTTAAGGTCTTCGATTCCGTTTTTGTATCTGTACCGCCAGAGGTATTTGATGATATTTCCTTGCAGGTAGTATTGAAACCCATCGTCTGTCGCCGCCGCGATTGCTTCAATGCACTCGACACCTGCTTGATTGTAGTGTGCCGGACTGTTGACAAGATCTACACCCCCGTATGCTTCTTTACCCGCTTGTTCTGCTAGATCATAAGATGGCGGGTAGTCTTCTATACTACCTACATCTATCTTAGATTTCATAAATTGTTCGTGTCTCATTGTTCTGTACCAAAGTCTACTCTAATCACATTGTCTTCAACTGACTTGATAAGCTTGGGATCTTCGACCTCTGCTTCATCAAGCATCTCTTGCCCTGCCAGACGAAACTTAACAGACGCTACACCTTGATCGTACAGTTCATCTGTATGAAGTCGTATCATATCAATTGCGCCTTCCTGTATCAACATAGCAGGGTTGAAATCTTCATCGTCATCATATGTATTGCCTGTCGTATCGTATGCTGACAAGGTAAATTCGCCGTTACCTGTCGGTCTTAGTATGATGTAATACCTGTCTGGTAATAGGGATGCTGCTTCCATAGCCTGATTAAATTCGTCGTTGTCGCTCATTTTTTATACCAATCTGTGGGTATCGTACCTTCTGCCCACTCAAATTTATAACGTTCACACCATGCAGCATACGTCGTCTTACTGCCTTTGTAAATCTTATTCGACGCTCTTAGGAACACAAATCGTATGTCCAACTCAGGGTGCTGTCTCTTTACAAGCAGCATTTTTACCCTGTCATCTTTGGTCAGGTGCCCCTTTGCCTCGACGTATATATCGCTTTCAGGAAGATAAAAATCTGGTGTATAGTTACGGGGTTCGGGAATATACTGGAATTTAGAATTTTCATATTCAAAAGGAACTTTGTTATCTGTAAGTATCCTAGCTAAATTAAGTTCGAACTGTGATCTGTATCCCGCTTTTTTCAAAACTCTAATCCTATCGACTGAAATCTTTTTATCAAGTACCCTGCCAGTTTTGGGGATAGTCTTTCGATGTTGGTAAGTTCTGTTGTTAAAGGGTGCATCGGCACACATACATAAGCCCCGCTAAATGCTGTCCTACTGATTTTCTGTAATTCTTCTTCTACAGTTCGCATATCTCGCACTTCAGTTTCTGCTTGAAGAGATCCATCCTTACTGTAGTTGTTTACAAGAGTGAGGGGTAGCCCATTTTCATGCAAGCGCATCTGGGCTACCCGACGTTCTCCCCCAGACTTGGAAGCCGACTCGATGTAGATATGATGCAAGCTTTTGTTCATGCTCATCAGATCCACCTCATAGTTTTTAACAAACAAGTACGGCATCACACGTCTTTCTTCTTCAGGCTAGAATACCACACTTGTGGTGGATTCTTCGCCCGTGACGTAACACGGTCGTGCAAGATCGCATTAGGCCAGCAGTGGTGTCTGTAACCACACAGGTTGCATTCTTTAGGCAGTAGTTTGTTTCCAGTCTCTACAACCTCGCCATCCTTCTTGTACGTTTCAGGCACAGCCTTGTACGGCTTGAATGGCTTTACGTCTGGGTTGTTAAGAAACTTGATACGCTCTGCCGCATCCTTCAGGTATGCTTCTTTGTCATCTTGTGACCAATCAGGAACTTCAACAATAGCTACCTGACCGTTGGATTTGTTAACGACAATCCACCCGCCAAACGGCATGTCGGTTGCTTCGGCATACAAGAATCCTTGCATAAGATAGCCAAAGGGGTCATCTTCCTTTAGCTTTTCATATCCGCCTAATCCTGTAAACTTATAGTTGAATGCCCAATCACTGGCTGACTTGACATCCCAAACCTTTTCAACGCCCATCTCATCACGGATGATAACGTCAAGAGTTCCCTTTACAACCTCATCACCAATCTTCAATTCAACAGCACGTTGATAGTCAACGATGTCTACCCCCGCCTCTTTCATAATTAGCATGATGATAGATTCGGTTAGATCGCCGAACATAAACCTGAACAGGGTATTGTATTCCATCTCTTCCTTGATGCCCTGCTTATCCAACACCTGTTGGCAAAGAGGACGACCCAAGCCCGACATACGAATACGGTAACCACCACGTTCAGTTGTAAGTTGTTTAACTACAGAGTCGCTGCATTCTTTTTGAAAGGCAGCAAGAGTCTCAGGGGAGACAGTAGTTTCCCCCCTGAGAGCCTTAGTCATGTAGTCTTGTATTTTAAGCAGCGTTAGCATCTTCGAAGTCCGCCGCCAGATCGATGTCGTCATCGTCAGCAAGAAGCTTTACAGCTTCACGATACTGATTCATAACGTTCTCATTGTGACCCTTTACAGTCTCTGCAAACAAGCCCATGAGTTCCTTGTCCTGATCTGTGATATCGACTTCTTTCTCCAATGCTGGTACAGGAGTCCAGAAAGTTACGCTACCATTTTTATGGCGGTGTGTAGTAAGGGAGATTTCACACTTTTGCATAAGCTTCTTTTGCTTAGACAAGCCGCCAATAAAATCGCCGATAGGTTTGAAACCGGAACGCTTGAAGTACGCAACCACTGGCTGGTCTTCAACCTTCACGTCGGTTCCATCTGCTGTCTTGAAGTCACCAGATATCTTACCATAAATAACCTGATTACAAACAACGGCACGTGATCGCAAGTAGGCGGGGTCATCTTTCGATAGTTTCTCCTCTTCCTCACGAGTCAATCTTCCAGCTTTATTGATACCATCGGTTGATGGGAACATACCAGACAGCGTCGGTTT